GCTGCCTGTGGCGGTGGAGTTTGTGTGCGGGTATGGGCCGGCGGGGGGCAATGTGCCGGCGCCGGTGCGGCAGGCGATGCGCTGGCTGGTGGGGCACATGATGGAGAATCGCGAGGCGGTGAGCATGACGAATGTGCCGCCGCAGGTGATGCCGATGTCGGTGCGGTGGGCGCTGGACCCGCTGCGATTTCGCTACATCTGGTAGGGGTGCGGGCGCATGGCGGCAACGGTGGAGCAGATGGTGGTGCAGGAGCTGCTGGCGACGCCGGCTGTGACGGCGCTGGTGGGCTCGCGCATCTATCCGCAGATGGCGCCGCAGAATACGACGGCCGACTACCTGACGTACGAGCTGGTGAGCGAGAAGCCGCTGCAGGACCTGGGCGGGACGGGGAGCCTGGCGCGTGTGCGGCTGAGTGTGCTCTGCCATGCGGTGAGCTATGCCGGTGCGAAGGGGGCGGCGGAGGCGGTGCGGGCTCGGCTGGATGGCTTTCGGGGGACGATGCAGGGGGTGACGGTGGGCTCGCTGCTGGTGGAGATGGAGGCGGATGCGGGCTGGGACCCGGAGACGCGCATGCATGTGGTGGGGGTGGACTTTCGAGGGTATGTGCAGGGCTAGGAGAGCGAGATGGCCAAGTACGCGGCATTTGGGACGACACTGAAGATCGGCGGGACAGCCGGCACAGCGGTGGCGAATGTGACGGAGATTGACGGGCCCGAGCTGGGCGCCGAAGAGATTGACATGACGGCGCACGATTCGGGCAGCGCCTTTCGGGAGATTCTGCCAAGCTTCCTGGACGCGGGTGAGGTGAGTCTGAAGATTCAGTATGACCCGGCAGGGGCGACGCACAAGGCGCTGCTGACGAATCTGACGACACGCGCGTCGGCGAGCTATGCGCTGACCTTCCCGACGACGCCGGCGGCGAGCTGGGTCTTTACGGGGTATGTGATGGGCTTCAAGCCGTCGGCGCCGATGGATGGTGCGCTGACGGCGGATGTGACCATCAGGGTGTACGGCGCGCCGACGCTGCCGAGCTAATTTGGAGAGATGATGGCTGAGAAGAGGGTGCTGCTGAGCAAGGCGGCGATTCTGGCTGCGCAGGATACGCCGACGGTGGATCTCGAGGTTCCCGAGTGGGGCGGCTGGGTGCGGGTGAAGAGCCTGACGGCCTCTGAGCGGGACCAGTTCGAGAATGATGTGGTGCAGCGCAATGGGCAGAATGTGAGCGTGAATGCGCGCAACATTCGGGCGAAGCTGGTGGCGATGACGGTGGTGGGCGAGGATGGCGCGCCGCTGTTCGGGTTCACGGACATTGAGGCGCTCGGAGCGAAGAGTGCGAAGGCGCTGGATCGGGTCTTCGCCCGGGCGAGCGAGCTGGCGGGGCTGCGGCCCACCGACGTGCAGGAGCTGGCGGAAAATTTCAGCTAGACCCTCGGCGGCGGTTCCTCTTTCGCCTGGCGCTGGCCATGGGGCGGACGGTGCGGGAGCTGCTGGGGGTGCTGACGAGCCGGGAGCTGACGGAGTGGATGGCCTTTGACGCGGTGGAGCCGATTGGCGGGCGCCGGGGCGACGTGCAGGCTGCGGTGGTGGCGAGCACGCTGGCGAACGTGTGGCGAGGGAAGGACGGCCGGGCCTACACGGTGGCGGACTTTGTGCCGGAGTATGGGCCGCAGGTGCGCAGGGAGCAGCGAGCAGACGTGACTGCGTTCATCGGCCAGCTGAGTGCAATGGGGTGGATGAATGCGAGCGGGACGGCTGCGGCAGCGGGTGACCATCGAGGCGGTGACGACGACGGCGAACCTCTACGGGGAGCCGACGGAGAGCTGGACGGTAGTGGCGGTGGTGTGGGGGGAGCTGGTTCCGCTGATGGCGGGGGCGCGTGAGGCGTTTGCGCAGCAGGGGGCGCAGATGCAGGCGAAGGTGGCGTACCAGTGCAGGATGCGGGGCAGGGAGTTGTCGCCGGCTACGAACCGATTGGTCGTCGCCGGCCGGCGTTTTGAGGTGACGGGGGTGATGGACCCGGACGGGCGGGGGGTGGAGACGGTGGCGCTTTGTTTTGAGGTGCAGTGAGGGGGCAGGGATGGCGGGTCGGTATGTGGCGGGGAAGATTTCGATTCAGGGGCTCGACGAGGTGGTGCGCGAGCTGGAGAGGCGCGGGGCGGATGTGGCGGAGGGGCTGGAGCAGATCTGCACGGCGGGGGCGGCTCCGGTGCATGGGGAGATTGCAGGGCGGTCGAGCTCGATTGAGATTGTGACGGAGACGATGCGCAAGACGCCGACTGCGGTGACGGTGGGCGTGGGGCCGACGAAGGGGAAGATGACGAATCGGGCACGGTGGCGCGAGTTCGGGACGCGGCCGCATGTGATTCCGAAGGAGCGCAAGCGGGGGCGCAAGGTGCTGTTGCTGCCGGATGGGGCGTTCCGCCGCAGTGTGCAGCACCCCGGCCAGCGGGCGCGGCCCTTTATCCGGCCTGGGTATGACGCGTCAACGGATGAGGCGACGGCGGCCATGGGGCGTGAGACCAAGAAGATTGTGCGGGCATAGGATGGCGGCGCGAGACGTGGACAGGCGGCTCTCGGAGCTGCTGGCGGAGCTGTGGCCCCACCGCGAGGATGTTGTGGGGCGGGCGCGGCGGGCCGGCATTGAGCCCGAGGAGCTGCGACTGACCGGCTCGGTGGCCAATATGTGGGATGAGGTTGTGCACTATGCACGGGTGCGGGGGCTGACGGCGGCGCTGATACACGAGGCGCAGTCGGACCATGCGCTGCCGGAGCTGGAGGAGCTGCGGCGCGCGGAACTGCGGACGGGGAATCGGGCGCTGGACAGCATGGGTGAGATTATCACGGATCACCTGGACAAGATGCGGCAGGAGATGCGCGAGATGGAGAAGCGCATCTCGGCGCGCATTGACGCCGTGGAGGGCAAGGTCGACCGGTTGCAGGCGGTGAGCATCATGTACACGGCAAAGAAACGAACGGCGTGGCTGGTGGGGTTTCTTTTGTTTGCGCTGCCGTGCATGCTGCTGATCCAGGAGGTGCGGCAGGCGGTGGATCTGTCGCCGGCGGGTGCGGGGCTGGTGGTGGCGGTGGTGTGGACGGCATCGTGCGCGCTGTTGATGTACGGGATTGGATTGTTGAGGGATTTGTGAGCGAGTGTGTGCTGCCGCCGCCGAGCAAAGCGCCGGACGAGACTCTGGAACTGGCGCTGCTGCGCGACAACAAGTGGCCGGAGGAGCACCGCACGATCTCGGTGCGGCTGATGACGACGGACGGGCCGCTTGCGTTCCGCGTGGCGTCGCTGGTGGCGATGCACTGGAATCGGGCGAGCGGGCTGCAGTTTGTCTTTGTGAGTACGCCCCCCTCCGACATTCGGGTGGCATTCGACTATGGCGCGAGCTGGAGTTATGTGGGGACGGACTGCCTGACCGTGGACGAGCCGACGCACACGATGAATCTGGGCATCAGCCTGGACACGCACCCCGAGAGTGTGCAGCGGACGGTGCTGCACGAGTTTGGCCATGCGCTGGGCTTTATCCACGAGCACCAGTCGCCGAACCGCAATCTGCCGTGGAACAGGGAGGCGGCGTACGAGTTCTACCGCGTGCGGGGCTGGGACCGAGAGACGGTGGACCGGCAGGTGTTTGGGGATTACCTGGACTGGGCCGAGGCGGGGGTGTATGACGTCGACTCCATCATGCACTATGCGATTCCGGCAGAGCTCATGCTGGATGGGGTGGCACGGGGCGGCTCGCACACGTTGAGTGCGGAGGATGTGGCCATGGCGCGTTTGTGGTACGGCCCTCCCCCGGCAGAGCCTGTGGCGGCGCCCATGCTGCACCAGTTTCTGCCCGTGGTGCGCACGGACGGGATGATTGTGGATCGGCTGGCCGAGTGGTACCCCTACGCCGAGGACGTGACGGCTGTGGCGCGGCGGGCAGGATTGCCACCTGAGCGCATCCCGATGAGCGGGAGCGTGCTCAATCGGTGGGATGCCGTGGTGCGGCACGCACGGGGCCGGGGCCAGGTGGGTGCGCTGCTGCGTGCTGCGCTGGATGTGTACGGGGCGCCGGCAGCGGATGTCGAGCAGTGGGCGCGTGAGGAGCAGGCGTGACAACTGTCTCCGAGGATTTTAGCGGGACACTCTCCAACTGGGCGCAGGACTCGGGGTCGTGGACGATCACGAGCGGCTACCTGTACCAGTCGGAGACATCCGGCGCGTATCGCAAACTGCGCTGGACGGGCGCCGCGCTCAGTGGCGACGATGTAGCGGTGCAGGCGGTGGTGCGCTCGCCGAGCAGCGCGATTGGCGTTGGCGTCTACGCGCGCGGGACGACGGACAGCACGGTGACCTACTACGGCCTCGTCGTGTTTGCGACGGCGGGCGTCTACCTGGTGGAGATTACGGGGGGCAGCGAGAGTGTGCTGGCCTCGTGGACGGCAAGCCCGCCGGCGGCTGATACCGATGTGACGCTGCGGCTGGAGTGCGAGGGAAGCAGCCTGCGCGGCTACGTCAACGGCACGGAGCGGCTGAGCGCAACGGACGCGACGCTGAGCAGTGGCAGCGTGGGCATGATGTCGTATGGCGGCGGGCTGGGGGGCAACCGCGCCGACGATTGGACGGCGTATGACCTGACGCCCGCCGCGCCGACGGCGCCGGCCTACATCGGCAGCACGACCAACGGCAGCAGCACGACGGGCACAAGCCTTGCGCTGAGCCTGCCCAGTGGCGCGCAGGCGGGCGACCTGCTCGTGGCCGCGCTGGTGCACGAGAACGCGAATCCTGCGGGGCTGAGCGGGCCGAGCGGGTGGACGCCGATGTCGAGCAGCACGCCGAGCGGGACGGCGCGCGCGTTGCGGTTGACGACGTGGTACCGCGTGATGCAGAGCGGCGACACCGGGCCGTGGTCGTGGACGACGACGACGGCGTATGAGCGCGGCGGCATTATGGCCGCGTACCGCTATGCGGACGTGCCGACGGTGTGGGCCAGCAGCACGACCAACAGCAGCAGCGTCAACGCGGTGGCGCCTTCGATTACGACGGGCGCGGCCAATGCGCTGGTGCTGGTGGCGGCGTGCAGCGCGTACGGCACGACGTGGACGGCGCCGACGGACTATACGGAGCGCGCCGACTATCGCACGAGCACGGGCGCGAGCAATGTGAGCATCTCGCTGCACGAGCGGTTGCGTGCGACGGCGGGGGCGACGGGCACGGCGACGGCGGTCGCGGCTCTTGCGGACTACTGGGTTGCGGCGCACGTGGAGCTGCCGTTCCAGGCGCCGGGCGTGGATCTGGCGGCGGCGGTGGCGGCGGGGACGGATACGCCGACTGCGGCACTGGCGGTGAGCCGGGCGGTGGCGGCGCTGGCGGCCGCGGCGACGAGTACGCCGACTGCTGCGCTGGATGTGGCAGCGGGCAGCGAGATTGTGGTGGCCGGGGCGGCGGGCGCGTCGACGAGTACGCCCACGGCGTCGCTGGGTGTGAGCCGGGCGGTGGGCGCGGGCGTTGCCGTCGCAACCGCATCGCCCGCCGGCGCGCTGGCGGTGACGCGTGGTGTGGCGGTCGCGGCGGCGGGGATCTCGACGACGGCGACGGCGCAGCTCGCCGTGACGCGGCGAGGGGCGGCGCTGGTGGACGCGGCGACGGGTACGGCGGCGGCGTCGCTGACTGTGGTGGGGGTGGTGAGTCTGTCGGCCGCGGTGGCGGCGAGCTCGGCTGCGGCAGATGGCGGCCTCGCCGTGGCGCGTGGTGTGGCCGCGGGGATGGCGGGGGCTTCGACGACTGGAACGGCCGTTCTGGGCCTTCTGTTGCGGGTGAGCGGGGCTGCGGCCGCGGCGACGGTGACACCCACGGCGGCGCTGGCCGTGGTGCGACGGGCGAGCGGGGCCGTTGGCGCGTCGACGGCAACGGCGGAGGCGCCGCTGAGCATTGCGGGGCTGGTGGCTCTGGCGGCGGCGATGGCGGGGCAGACGGGCTCGGCGGCGACGCTGGCTGTGCTGCGCGCGGTGGCCGGGGCGGCTGCGGTGGCGACGAGTACGCCCACGGCGTCGCTGGATCGGGGGGTGGTGGCTCTGGCCCAGGTGGCGGCGCTGAGCGGGACGGCAGCGGCGGATCTGCGTGTGGCGCGGGCAGTGGGCGCGCTGATGGCGGGGCAAAGCGTGACGGCGGATGCGGCGCTCTACACGGCGGCGGTGATTGTGCTGGTGGCGCAGATGGGTGCGCTGAGCGCGACGGCGGCGGCTCTGTTGCGGGCGCAGCTGGTGGCGGGGCGGTTGCGCAGTGTGGCGGCGGCCGGTGCTCCCGGGGTGCAGGTGGTGGCCAAGGCGCCGGGCTGCATGGTGACGGGACGCGGGGCGATGGTGGCAGGGGCGGCGGCTGCGCCGGCTCTGGGGGTGACGGCAGCACGGCCGACAGTGGCAGTGGAGGAGGTGTAGGGTGGGCAGCATTTCGGACTATCTCGAGGGGCAGTGGATCAACCATCTGTGCGGAACGGCGTACAGCGCGCCGGCGACTGTGTATGTGGCGCTCTGCACGGCGGACCCGACGGATGCGGGGACGGGTGCGAGCATGAATGAGTGTGCCAACAGCGGGGGCTATACGCGCAAGGCGGCGGCCTTTGGGGCGGCGTCGGCGCGTGCGATCTCGAACAGCGGGACCATCACCTTCGACCAGGCGTCGGGGAGCTGGGGGACGGTGACGCACTGGGCGCTGGTGGATTCGGCGACGTACGGGGCGGGCAATCTGCTGGCGCATGGGGCGCTGTCGCAATCGAAGGCAATTGTGGCGGGCAATACGCCATCGTATGCGGCGGGCGCGTTGCAGGTGAGCGTGAGTGCGGGGGCGTGGAGCACGTACCTGGCGAACGCGATGCTCGACAAGACCTTCCGGGCGCAGACGTACAATCAGCCGGCGACCTATGTGGGGCTGACGACGACGGTCTGCAGCGACTCGGCTGCGGGGACGGAGGCGAGCGGCGGCTCGTATGCGCGGGTGCTCGTCAACAAGGTGGGCGGTGGCTCCCCGGCGTGGGCGGCGATTAGCGGCGGGGCGACGAGCAATGCGCAGGCGATTGCGTTTGCGGCGGCGACGGCGAGCTGGGGGACGGTGGTGGCGGCGGCGCTCTTTGATGCGTCGAGCGGGGGGAATCTGCTCTGCTACGACAACGCGATGGGGGACAACGCGGTGGCGAGTGGGGATTCGGTGACCTTCCCGATTGGCGACTTTGACATTTCGGTGACCTAGATGGCGCGCACACGGTTGGGCACAGAGGCTGTGGAGCAGTCGAGCTATGTGATTACGCTGGGCTTTCTGGATGCCGCCGGCAATCTGGTGACTCCGGACAGTGCGTCGTGGACGCTGAGCACGGCGGCGGGGACGGTGATCAACGGGCGGGAGGAGGTGACGATCTCTCCGCTGGCGGCGACGGTGACGATTGTGCTGAGCGGGGCGGATCTGGCGCTGGTGGTGGGGGACAATGCGCCGGCGCGGCGGCTGCTGACGGTGGAGGCGACCTACTCGAGCGATGAGGGGGCGGCGCTTCCGCTGCGCGATGAGTACGAGTTTGCTGTTCGCCATTTGGCGCTGGTGGGGTAGCGAGAGGGGCGGGCATGGCAACCATTGGCAGGCTGGTGGTGCAGATTGGGGCGGATGCAGGGCCCCTGCAGCAGGGGATCAAGAGCGCGCAGACGAGCCTGCGCAATTTTGGCGCGAACCTGAGGGGGATGGGCACCGGTCTGTCGCTGGGGGTGACGCTGCCGCTGGTGGGGATTGCGACGGCGGCGGTGGCGGCCGGGACGGCTCTGGATGAACGCATGGGCAATGTGCAGTCGCTGGGGCTGAGCATTGACCGGGTGAACGAGCTGAAGGCGAGCGTGCAGGCGCTGGCGATTGCGACGGGGACGGACACGTCGACGATGGCGGACGGGCTCTACCAGGTGATCAGCGCGTTCGGCGATTCGGCGGACACGGTGAAGATTCTGGAGATCAATGCGCGGGCGGCGGCGGCCGGGTTGGCAACGACGGAGGAGGCGATTGCGCTGACGAGTGCGGTGACGAAGGGGTACGGGGACACCTCGGCGGAGGCGGTGACGAAGGCGAGCGACCTGGCGTTTGTGGCAGTGAAGCTCGGGCAAACGACCTTTCCGGAGTTGGCGGGCGCGATGGGGCGGGTGGTTCCTCTGGCGGCGGGGCTGGCTGTGTCGCAGGAGGAGTTGTTTGCGGTAATGGCGACGGCGACGGGTGTGACGGGCGGTGCGGCGGAGGTGAGCACGCAGCTGCGCGGTGTGCTGCAGGCGTTGATGGCGCCGACGTCGTCGATGACGGGGCTGATGGAGACGTACGGCTACGCGTCGGGCGAGGCGATGCTGGAGTCGCTGGGGTTGCAGGGGACGATCGGGGCAATTGTGGCGGCGGCGGAGACGAGCGGGACGCCGCTGCAGAAGTACATTGGCAGCATCGAGGGGCAGACGCTGGCCATGGCTCTGGCGGGGCCGCTGGCCGACGACTACACGGGCAAGCTGGGCGCGATGCAGGAGGCGGCCGGGGCGACGGATGCTGCGTTCCAGGCGCAGACGCAGGGGATCAATTCGACGGGCTTTGCGATTGAGCAGGCGAAGGCGCGCTTCCAGGTCTTCATGCAGCAGCTGGCGGCGGGGCTGGCGCCTGTGCTGACGCAGGTGCTGGAGCTGCTGGCGCCCATGGCGGACCGTGCGCTGGAGCTCGCAAATCGGTTTGCGAACCTGGACCCGAAGACGCAGACGCTGATTGTGGGGATTGCGGCGGTGGCTGCTGCTGCGGGGCCTGTGCTGGTGGCGCTGGGGACGATGGCGACGGTGCTGGCCGGGCTGCTGAGCCCTGTGGGTGCGGTGATTGCGGTGGTGGCGGCGCTGGGCGCGGCGTGGGCCACGAATTTTGGCGGGATCCGGGAGAAGACGGCGGCGATGTGGGCGGTGGTGCAGCCGCTGCTGCAGGGGGCGTGGGAGTGGTTCCAGGCGAAGTTGCCGGCGGCGCTGGCGACGTTGCAGGGGGTGTGGGAGGGCGTGACGACGGCGTTGACGGCGGCGTGGCAGGCGCTGAGCGATTTCTTTGCGCCGGCGATTGAGACGTTGCGCGCTGCCTTTGAGACGCTGGGGCTGCAATTCTCGCTGCTGAAGGGGCCGGCGGCGACGCTGATCGAGTCGCTGCTGACGAGCTTCGGCAATCTGTGGACGGCGCTGGAGCCCATCCTGCGGGGCATTGGCGGGATGCTTCTGGTGATTGTGGATTTCGGGATCAATCTGCTGGCCAGTGCGGTGGAGAATCTGGCGCTGATCATGACGCCCATCTTCGAGGCGATTGGCGCGACGGTGGAGGCGGTGAGCGGGATTGTGACGAGCATGGTGGAGGCGGTGACGCTGGCGCTGCAGGGCGATTTTGCGGGAGCGTGGGAGGCGGCGCAGGGGATTCTGACGAGCTTCAGCCAGGGGGTGATTGACATTCTGACGGCGCTGAAGGATTTCGTGGTGGCGATTGGCATTACGATCAGCGAGGCTGTACTGGGGACGCTGGAGGATCTGGGGATTGATGCGGCGGCGCTGCTGGAGGGGATCAAGGGGTGGTGGGAGGAGAAGTGGCAGAGTTTGGCCGACTTTGTGCAGCCGGTGATTGATGTGGTGCAGAACGTGATCGAGAAGCTGACGGAGGCGTGGCAGTGGCTGCAGGATCACGTGTTCACCAATCCGTTCCAGGGCTGGGACCTCAACCCGTTCAACAACGCGCCGGTGGCGAATGGGGCCGGGCGCAATGCTCGGGGGACGGCGTGGTGGCCGGGCGGCCTCTCGTGGGTGGGTGAGGAGGGGCCGGAGCTGGTGCGGTTGCCGCGGGGCTCGGCGGTGTACAGCGCGCCGCAGTCGGCGAACATGGCCGGGGCGACGATCCATGTGACAGTGAACCAGGCGCTGGACTGGGAAGAGGTGCGCTGGCGCTTGCAGGACCTGGCAAGGCGGCGGGGGTAGGCCATGCAACTGCGCGTGACGGACGGGACGACGACGGTGGACCTGAGCGGCGGGACGACGGGTGTGCGCGGCTGCACCTACTTTCCGGCGGCGGGCGGCTCGGGCGAGTACAGTGTGACGGAGCAGGCGGAGATCATCGGCAGCGGGACGGAGGCGCAGATTCGCTCGGCCAGCCGCAGCGTGGAGCTGCTCTGCGACGCGGCGCGCCGGCGGCAGGCGCTGGGGCTGGGGACGCGCGTCTTTGTGGAGTACAAGCCGGTGGATTCGGACAACCTCTATCGGTCGGAGCTGTATGACGGCCGGCTGCTCTGGAGCGATGAGCCGGGGGCGCGGCGGCTGGGTGCGTCGGCGCCGGTGGTGAAGTATGCGTTCGCGTTTGAGCGGGCGCCGTGGTGGGAGGGGCCGGAGACGGAGCTGGCGCTGGCCGTGAGCGGGCAGGCGGCGGCGACCGGCGGCGTGACGGTGACAAACAACGGGACGGCAAACTGGTTCCAGGCGTCGACGGTGGAGGGCTCTCTGCCGGCGCCGGTGCGGGTGCAGGTGACGAATGCGACGGGCTCGGCGGCGACGTGGCGCGAGTTCTTCTGGGGCGTGAACACCTTCGGCAACCCTGCGACTTTTCAGCACTATCTGCAGGGGGAGGATCAGGAGAGCGGCTACGGGACGGACATGGCCAGTGCGCAGGCAAGCGGCGGCTATTTCAACCGCGTCGCCGTGACGACGACGGGAGCGTGGCGCAATGCGTGGCTGCTACCGACGACGATGACGGCGGTGGGCGGGCGCTGGTTCCGCCTGGTGGTGCGGGCGATGGTGGGCTCGGCGACGACGCTGAAGCTGCGCGCCGGCATCTACGATGTGGGCGGGCTGAATCTGCTCTGGCAGGGGCAGGAGGTGACCTGGCTGGGCGGCGAGGAGCTGATTGACCTGGGGGCGGCGCCGATCCCTCCGGGGTATGTGGGGAGCGGCTCGGGGCAGGTGATGCTCAAGCTGTGGAGTGAGGTGAGCACGGGCACGTACAACCTGGACATTGATTATGTGGCGCTGCTGAGCACGGATGCATGGCGGCGGGCCAGTACGCCGGGGATGAGCTGGGGCAATGGCGATGCGGCGGTGCTGGATGAGATTGAGGGGCAGGCGTACGGGCTGAGCGGGGCGACGCGCTATCCCTATCTACTGGGCCATGGCGGGCAGCTGGTGGTGTGGCCGGGGCAGACGAATCGCTTTGTGCAGCTGGTGGGCAACGGGACGCAGACGGGGAGCAATACGCAGGCGTACAGCGTGCGGGCGTGGTACCGGGCGCGCAGGAGTACGATCTGATGTGGAGCGTTGAGGTCTTCGACCGGCAGGGGAACCGGGTGCAGACGACGCAACTCGCGCTGAAGCCGGCGTGGGTGGCGGCGACGGCCGTGGGCGGGCCGGAACGGGCGGAGATCCGCGTGGAGGGGCTGCCCGACGCGCTCTGGCAGATTGTGGAGTGGATGCAGTACGGCGTGCAGATTCGCAACGGGGGCGGCACCCTCATTTGGTGGGGCTTTGTGGAGCGGGCGACGGTGGGCATGGCCACAGTGCAGCTGGGGCGCACGCTGGAGGGGATGGCCAACAAGGTGCAGGCCGCCTACACCTACGAGGGGACGGACGGCTCGCAGACGCGCGGGACGACGGCGTGGGTGCAGGATGGCGGCAGTGTGGGGCGCTACGGGCGCTTTGAGGAGCGGCTGAGCCAGGCCGACATGGAGCAGGCGGCGGCAGAGGCGGCGCGGGATACGGAGCTGGCGCGCCGCTCGCAGCCGCAGCCGGTGACGGAGCTGGGGAGCGACGAGGGCGGGCTGCTGAGCTGCGCGGGGTGGTGGCTCACACTGGGGCGCGAGTTCTACGCAGACGACCGGGGCGTGGAGGAGCACAAGGTTTCGGCGAACGTGGAGCATGTGATCGCGTGGCAGCTCACGGGGCAGACCAACATCGGCTTCAACGCGCAGCGCATTGATGATCTGGGCGCTCGGCTGGGGCTGGTGAAGGCACAGAACAGCCTGCGGGTGGTGGGAAGCACGTCGAATGATGGGGTGTACCTGGTGGAGAGCGGGCCGGACGCGGGGACAAGCGCGCTGAGCTACACGAGCGACGGCATCAGCTTCGACCGCTTCGACGACATCAACGACAGCGACAATGGGCTGGGCTTCTGCAAGCTGGGCTACATGGTCTTCACGGCCGGGAGCGGGCAGACGGAGAACAGCGGCTCCTTCTGGGTGACCAAGGAGAGCGTCTACAAGCTCGAGGTGGAGCCGGCGACGATTGTCGACGAGTACGCCATCCCGCCGGTGACGATCTACCAGGGGCACGGGCTGACGGTGGACGAGGGGTTGACGCAGGAGAAGGCGGGCGCCAGTGTGAGCCTCTACCACGGCTCGAACAAGGTGGCGCAGGGCTTTCGGCTGGCCAGTGCGACGGGGTGGACGGTGCGCGAGGTGCGGCTGCAGGCGGCGAAGGTGGGGACGCCGGCGGGCAATCTGCGCATGCGCATTTACTCGGCCAGTGGCGGCAATCCCAATGCGGTGCTGGCCACGGCGTCGCTGGCTCCGGCGGCGGTGGGGACGGAGATGGCGTGGCTCTCGTTTGACCTGGGCGCCGGTTACGCCCTGAGCGCGGGGACGGACTACTTTGTGAGCCTCGACTTGGACGGTTCGGCGTCGGCCGGCGCGTTCTACGTGGCGGGGCTCGAGTCGGGCATGGAGTATGCGCGGGGGAGCCTGAAGGTGCAGGACTCGTACAGCGGCGCGTGGGGCGCCCGGACTCCGGACGCGCAGATGCCCTTTCAACTGCTGGGACGCACGACGACGACGGTGCAGCTGGGGGAGATGCTCGACGCGGCGCAGTGGGTGACGGCGGTGCGTGTGCGCACGGCGAGCGGCGTGGAGACGGGCATCTTCCGGGACGGCGAGCAGCGGCTGCTGAGCGAGGTGGAGCGGCTGGTGGAGATGGGGACGAGCACGGGCGGGCGGCTGGTGGCGTACCTGCAGGCCGACCGGTCGGCGGTGGTGGAGGGTGAGGCGGTCGAGGCCCCGACGCTTGTGCTGGGGGTGGATGGTCGGGTGCGCACCTTGGCCGGGCAGCTGATGGAGGAAGGGGTGCTGCCTGTGGGCCAGTGGGTGGCGGTGGAGGGCGCGCCGGCGGGGCTGGAGGCGCTGGGGCGCTTCTATGTGCAGCGTGCGGAGTACGAGACGGAGGGCGGCCGGCTGCGGCTGGAGCCTCGGGGGAACGCATGACCGACCTGGCAAAGCTGGCGCGTGAGCTGAAGCCATACATTCTGCCATGGCTGCCTGGTGGAGCGGCGGGCGGGGCGTCGGGCAGCGGCGGCTCGCTGGGCGCACATGAATTGAGCGGCCCCCTGCATACGGGGACGCTGGCGCAGAGTCAGGCGCCGTGGGCGGCGACGGTGAGCGCGCTGCAGGCGCATGCGCTGAATCCGAATGCGCACCACATGGCGGCGACGGGGTCGGGTGCGGTGGCGGTGAGCGGGACGCAGGTGGTGAGCGTGGCCGTGGCGGGGCTGGGACTGAGCATCGCCGGCAGTGCGGTGACGCTGACCAGCAGTGCGGCTCCGGGGGCCAGCGAGAGCATCCTCAAGAGCACCAGTGCAGGCGGGTTGACGTTACCTACGTTCACGGCGTCAACGAGTCTCACCACGCCGAGCATCCTTGCGGCGGCGAATCTGACCATCGCCCCGGCGGGCGACCTGTACCTGAACCCGACGGGCAACGATGTGCTGCCGACGGGGAACTACGACATCAACCTCGGCGCTATCAATCTCAAGTATCTCACCTTGCACGCCGCCGAACTGTGGGTGGAGACGCTGGTTGCGCAGGAGACGATGGCGACCATCGGCGGGCGCATTCTGGTGGGGCCGACGACGACGCTGATTGTCGATGTCGCGACAAACTTCGTGCAGATCGACGTGAAGCACAACAACCTGGCCAGCGGGGACAGAATCTACCTCGAGTCGGACGGCAAGGTTGAGTTCATGGCGGTGACTTCGGGGCCTACGGCTATCACGGGCGGCTACCGCTACAACGTGACGCGCAACCTCGATGGCAGCGGCGCCAATCAGTGGTACGCCGGCGACGCGGTCTTCAACACGGGGCAGGCGGGCAACGGGTTTATCGACCTCTACAGTCTGAGGGGCGTCAAGGCGGGGAGCGAGTACGGGCCGACGATTGTCGGCAACGTGCGCAACAGTTCGACGTTCAACGACTGGTCTCCTAGGTGGGCGGTGGGCAACCTGAACGGGTTGTACGGCTACAGTTCGACCACGTATGGACTGGCCGCGGGCAATGCAGCAGGCACGTGGGTCGGGGCGGATGCGTCAAACGGGTTCCGGGTCATGAGTGGTTCGCTGGCCCGGCTGCTCCTGACAACGTCAGGCGATCTGGTCATTCGCAGCTCGTCCGGCTTGGACGTGATCCGGCTGGACAATGACGGCACCTCGTATTTTGGCGCGCCGATGGCGCTGGGAACCAATGGCGGGATTTATCAGGGGAGCAGCGGGACGTTTGCAAGCCCCGGCACGGGCATGAAGCTCTTCAACGCGAGCGGGTTGGGCACGCTGCAATTCTGGAACAGCGGCTATTCAAATGCCAACATGACGCTGGATTCCAACGGCATTCGCATCTATCAGGGGCAATACAGCAGCGGCAGTTACCCAATCTGGTCTGGGTACCGCTTTTTGAGCAATGCAAATGGTTCAGATATGGGCGGCCTGTATGCCTGGGAAGAGTCCGCCGGCAGTAGCGGCCCGCCGTTCTACGCGACGTCGTGGGGAGGCCTTGCGCTCTATGCCAAAGACCCGGGGGCGCCCAGCTCGGCCGGCCGGTTGGCTCTGAACGCCGACGAATCGATCGTAATGTATGGAGTCGCTGGCATTGATTTGCGCAGCAATGTCAGAGCGTATTCTGGCGTCACCCTCACCAGCAGCGCGCCGACTTTGAACGTTGGCAGCGACGCGGTGAGCACGGGCACCTGCTCGCTGCAGATTGGCGACGGGCGCACGGGCAACGGCTATGCCGTGTTCGACATGGTGGGCGACGCGACGTATACGGACTACGGATTCCGCATTCTGCGCGGCAATACCGGGCCGAATACCACGACGCAGCTGCTGCACCGAGGCACGGGCAATCTGTCCATTGCGACGCAGGAGGCCGCCACGATGTTTTTCCAGACGGCGGCTACGACGCGCATGTCGATCGGCTCGGCGGGCGAGGTGGCGATTGGCACGACGCCGCAGACGGGCTGGGCGCTCTATGTGAGCGGCGCCGTGGGCATCAACGGCGTGCTCAATGGCCAGCTGCGCCTGGTTCCGGGCACGGCGCCCACGGCGAGCACCGACTCGGCCGGCTCGCAGTGGGACATGCGCGCCGACGCGAACTACATCTACATCCGCGTGGCGACGACCGGGAACTACTGGAAGCGCGTGGCGCTGAGCACGTTCTAGGAGGCACATGGCAAGACTGCGACTGGAGATTGGGCCGCTGAGCGCAGAGGTGACGGCGCCCGACGCGCAGGCGGCGGAGATGTTGCGCATGTTCGCATACGCGACGGGTGCGAGTCGGCAGGCGCCAAATCAGCAACTGGCTAATCACGTGGTGGCCGAGCTGCTGCAGTACATGCGGCTGGTGGCGCGCCAACGATTCGTGACCGACGCGGCAGAGGCAGCAGAGAGTGAGGCAGAGCAGATCATCGGCCTGGGAGGGCCTGTGGCATGAGCAGAGAGCAACTGGAGAAGAGGCTGCAGGAGCTGCTGCAGGAACACGAGAAGGCCGTGGCGTTGCAGTTGCGCCTCGAGGGGGCGATTGCGGTGCTACGGGAGCTGCTGGCGGCGGAGGGGAGCGCAGGGCCGGAGAAAGACGAAGGGCCTGTGTGTTTGTTTGGGGATATGGGGGCCCCCCGGGTTTGGGGGCGGGGCCGCCCCTCTTTTGTGGGGCTACAGGCGCCAGTTGTCGGCGGGGCTGGCGCGCTTCTGGGCTTCCTGCAGGTCGACCTGGGCGAGGCGCGCGTAGATGCGCACGGTGTCGAGGGTGGCGTGGCCGAGCATGGCCTGCAGCTCGAGCAGATTGCCGCCGTTGCGCAGGAAGGTGATGGCGAAGGTGTGGCGGAATCGGTGGGGGTGGACGTTGGAGACGCCGGCGCGTTTACCGCAGGCGCTGAGCATGTTGCGCAGGGCGTCGGTGTCCATGGGCCGGCCGGTGCGGGTGATGAAGAGGGGGCGGCCGGGGCGGCGGTCGGGGTCGGCTGCGGTATAGCGCCAGAGCGCGCGGCGGGCGGTGTCGCCGAGGAAGACGTAGCGCGACTTGTCGCCCTTGCCGTGGCGGATGTGCAGGCGGCCGGCGCGCTCGTCGAGGTCGCGCAGTTGCAGGGCCGTGAGTTCGGAGGCGCGCAGGCCGGTGTCGAGCAGGGTGAGGATGATGGCGCGGTCGCGTGAGGCGGAGTCGCGCGCGCGGCGCTGGGCGGTGCGGCCGGTGAGGGTGGTCCATGGGGCGACCTGATCGCACTCGGCGAGGAGGGCGGAGATTTCGACGCGGGTGAAGGGCTCGATGGCGGGCGGGTGCCAGGTGGGGCGGGCGACGCCGCGCACGATGTGCGGCAGGCGCAGCTCGCGCTCGACCCACGACCAGAAGGAGGAGAGGGCGATCCAGAGGTTGATGACGCTCTTGGGGCTGAGGTTGTGCTCGTCGCGCATGGCGGCGAGGAAGCGGCGAATGTCGTCGGCGGTGACGGCGGCGATGGGCTGGTCGGGCCCGAGGAATGCGAGCAGGCGGGAGTAGGCGAGCTCGTAGTCGCGGGCGGTGCGGGGCGAGAGGGCGGCGCGTTTGTCGAGCCAGTATCCGGTGAGTGCATCGTGCAGAATCATGGGCATCCCGAAGGTTTTAGGGTCTGATAATACACGGGGTGATGCGCGATAATTCGGCTCCTGAAAAGGGTTGAGACCTGTCGGGCTGCTCTGATGAGCGGGCCCGACAGGTCTCAACTTGGCGTGACGCCACATATGGTTGCGGGGGTAGGAATCGAACCTACGACCTTCGGGTTATGAGCCGTTGTCGTCGATTCGCGCCGCAGAGACCTGCTGGTTGCTCAAGCTGCCGCCCGCGCAGGTTGCAACTGCGGGGCGCCATGCGGGGGCAGCGCGTATAACAGTGCCCCCGGTACGATTATTGCTCCATGCGGCTACAGGCTATCCCGAAGGTCGCAGGGGTGCGGCCGGGACTGGCAGCCATGGTGGAATAATGCACTCTTATTCGACCCTACTGCACGCCGACCAAGTGAATGAAGTCGGCCTCTGTCACAATGCGAATGGGCTGGCCACCGGCGCGTAGTTGCTCGGCCTTGCGATGCTTGTTGCTGCGCTCGTGGCCGGCCAGTTTGCGCGCATCCTGGTCGCCGACGACGAGCAGGGTGGTCCGTTTGGTGACATTTGATTCCACATCGCAGCCGATGTGCGCTGCCATTTCCGCAGCGTCGCGCCTTGGCAGTCTCAATGCTCCGGTGAAAACAAGCACTTCGCCGTACAGTGCACCGGCAGGATTCCCATCCGCGACGATCGGACCTGCGTGCTCCTGGTTCAGAGGCAGCCCGACGCGCTTGAGCCAACCTTGCAGATCGAGCCCTGTTTGCTCCATGGCACGCACCACGATCTCGCCGCAGGCGCGCGCATCCTCGCACGCATTGTGATGGTCAAACTTGATGCCTAGCATCTCGGCCACGTTGGCCAGGCCGTATCCGCGCGCCTGCAACTCGGGCCAAGTGCGGCGCACGATGCGCGCCGAATCGAGCCAGGTGCATTGCAGCTGCGGCAGCGAGTAGCGCGTCAGGGCTCGTGAGATGGCCACACGGTCGAACGGCGTGTGCGACACGACGACCTGGCCGCCGAGAAGGTCCTGCAGCGCCGGCGCTATGGTCGGCATGGTTGGCGCTTCCCGTACGTGCTCAGGGCCGATGCCGTGGATCTGCGTGAGGTACAGGTCGAACTCATCCTCGGGGTTGACCAGCTGCTCCACGGCGATGACGTCGTCGCCCTCGTCGCTGAACTGCACGATGCCCAGTTGGCAGATGCTGGCATAGTCGGTGTTGGCTGTCTCGACATCCACTGCCACGAAGCGTGTCATGTGATCTCCTGCAGCACAGTGGGCAAAAAGTTCCGCCCAGGTTCCCATTGACGGCCGATACTTTGTGCTGTATTTTGGAACATATGTTCTGACCAGCCGAGGAGATCCGCCAGTGCACTCCCCCCGTCGGCGCAACTACGCCGCTACCATCGTCGCCCTGCCGCCCAGGCAGAGACGGCAAGCCGGCAGCCTACTCGACCTCGTGCTCCGGCGCTGCCTCGCCGAGCGCAGCCTCAAGCGCAACAAACAGAGGCGCCTGGTCGCCCGTACGCGCCGCCTCGATTAGGGCCAGCATGACCTGGTCCAGCGCCTCCGGGTCCAGCTCCTGGGCAATCTGAGCCACTCGCGTTTCGATGCGCCTGACTTCGCGTCGCTCCTCCTCATGCTCGGCAAGCGCCTGAGCCATGATGAGCAGTCGCCGTGAGTCTTCCGCGCCCAGCAACCGCATAGTCTGCACCATCTCCGCAGCATAGGCCGGGGGTGGTGGCGCATCGCGCCATATGGGTGTCGGGTCGTCGGTAAGTCCGACGAGGAAGTCGGCCGACACCTCGTATCGCCTGGCAAGGCGCGCCAAATGGGCCAGTGCACGAGGCGCTTTGCCCTCCCACTCGGACAACGTCGACCGAGCCATGCCGACCGAGTCGGCGATGGCCTCGACGCTGTAGTTGTGCGCGGCCCTCATGGCGCGCAGGCGTTCAGAGACGGTTGGCATGCAAGCCCAATCTACCACGCATTCCCGCCGATTTTCCAGCGAATGTTATAGAAGTGCTTGACACTTGACGAAAAAGCGGATATCCTGTGTGCAGCATCCGACTTTTCGGAGATGCGATGTGCGGGAGAGCAAGCGTGAACGGAATCACTGAGGAACAGGCCAGCATGCAGGACGTGCAAATCGGCATCCGTGCCGGGCAGATTGACCTGGAGCTACTCAAGCAACTGGCTGTGCAGGATCGCACGAGCAACAGCGCGGTGATTCGGCGCCTGATCCATGAGGAGAGCCGCCGGCGCGGGATTCTGCCGCCCATCGTGGCTGACGTACCGGTGGCCCAGCCCATCAAGTCGTAACCTTCCGGCTGGCCCGCGCGTGACGGGATCGGGCGCCTTAGGTGGCGCAGATCTCCCCCATCTGACGCCGGGCCGGCCGCCCTTTCTGCGCAGCACCACTGACCCCACAACCCAGCACGGAGGCCCTCATGCAGCCCTATTGCCGTCAGGATCGCTGGATCGTCCGCCGGGAGTTGGCCGGCCTGCAGTGGGCTCTCAATCACACGACACGCATGCTGCGGCCGCTGATGGCCGACGCTCCGCTGCCCAGGCGACTGCCCACGGTGCGCCGCCGCCCAGCACCGCATTTGCGACGACGACGGAGTTTCTGATGGTGGATTGGCAGGAGCTGGCGGGCGACTGGCTGGCAGCCAAGGGCGCCCGCTCGCAGAGCGCGCACACGCAGAAGGCGTACCGGGCCGCAATGGCGCGCTGGCAGCACTATCTGGAGGGGCTCGAGCCCTCGGTGGCTCTGTGGGATGTGGATGCATCGCACGTTCGAGGATGGCAGGCAGAGATGCGCAGCAGGGGATTGAGTGAGGCGACCATCAATCATCAGCTCTCGTGCGTGTCGAGCTTTTACAGCTGGGTGCTGAGCGAGACGCGCCTGCGGCAGGGCGTCGAGGTGCACCTGTGGAGCGACGTCGCCGGCCGGCCGCGCACGAATCCCTTCCGGGCGCACACGGCGCCACGGGGGCGCTCGCGCTCGTATGAGCGTGCGCGTGTGCTCTCGGTGGGCGAGGTGACGCGCCTGCTGCAGTGGCTGGAGGGCGAGGCGGGGAGCGTGGCAGGCGCGCGCAATCTGGCGCTCATCATGAGCTACCTCTACACCGGCTTTCGCAGCGCCGAGCTGCTGCGCATGCGCTGGGGCGACCTGCGGGCCAGCCGCTCGCAGCCGGGCGTGACGATCTACGCCTGGCGGGGCAAGGGGGGCAAGCGCGCCGACGATGTGCTGCCGGCGCCCTGCGTGGCGGCGATTCACGCCTACCTGCGCGCTGACGGCCGTCTGGGTGAGGGCTTTGCTCCCGCCGGCGATGAGCCCGTCTGGCTGCCCGCAGCGACGCCGTCCATGGAGCAGCTGCGCCACGCGCCCGGCCCGCGCGAGGGGCGCCCCCTTTCCGAGCGCAGTGCCCTGCGTGTGCTGCGCCAGGCATTGCGCGGGGCCGGCATTGCCCGTGCCGATTCGTTCCGCATCCACGACCTGCGACACACCCATGCGCACCTCCTGCTGGAGAGTGGCCACAACATGGCGACGGTGCAGCAGCGGCTCCATCACTCGAGCCTGGCCACCACGGGGCTCTACGTGCGTGCGGTGCATGGCCAGGAGCCGCAGGATGTGGTGACGGATGCATTTGCGCAGCTGCGGCTTCGAGCCGAGTCTGCGCCCGTTTCGGCCCATTAGCAATCAATTTCCCCTGATTCGACGGGATTTTGCCCCATGGACGCAGCAGCCCTCTACACCATCATGGCGCTCGCCGGCCTGCTCTACGCCGCAGTGGTCTACGTGCTGCGCGAGGCCGACCCCGACCACGGGCTCACGCCGTGGCTGGTGGTGGTGGGCGACGGGCTGGTGGTGGCCGGGCTCTACCTGCGGCTGGGCGCAGAGGCGGCGCTGGAGCTGCTGCTCCTGCTGGCGATTGCCGGCGTGCCGCAGATTGTGGGCTACACGGTGGCGCGCACACGGCGCCGCCGCCGTGCGGGCGAACGGCTGGAGCTGCGCTGATGGCGCGCTACACGCCACAGGTGGGTGGCTACCGCTGGACGCAGCTGCTGGTGGGCAATCGCCAGCGCACGCGCGAGGTGGTGGAGATTCTCAAGCGCCTCCACGGCGCGGCAAGCACCGACGCCACGCGGGTGATCATCCTGCAGGCGCAGGTGATGTGCACGGAGTGCCTGGTGGAGCTTGAGCAGCTGCTGGTGATGGCCAGAGGAGGAGGTGAAAGCAGTCCAGAGCAGTAGTGCGTTGCCTGGGAGGGCACAGAAGATGGCCGCTGCGTCGGCGACTACGCAGCGGCCTGTGAACACATCTCACGACATGTTTCACAGGAGCATAGCACAGATGAGCACAACAATCAACGCAGAGATCGTGGACTGGAGAACAGCGGACGGGCGGCTGGGCGCCGAGTGGCTGCAGAGCCACGCGCGCCTGTATGCCGAGCGGCTGGCCGAGCAGGAGCAGGCGGCGCGCCGCTGGGCCGAGGAGTGGACGGCGCAGTTCTGGCGCCCGTGGGCGGGCTGGCTGGTGCGCTATGCGCCGGTGATGCCGTCGCTCGACGCGGAACTGGCCGACGCGCTGATTCAGGAGATTCTGATTCTCGACGAGCTGCAGAGCGTGATTGCGCAGAGCCCCGGCGCTTCGGTGCAGGCCGTCTCGCTGCAGGGGCGGCTGCACGAGAAGGTGATCGGCGCATTCATCGACGCGGAGCCGGTGGAGTTTGCCGAGCCGAGCATCAACGGGTGGCGGCCCTACCACGAGTCGTACAAGGCGCTGACGCACAACGGCAGTTACAACTGCAACGTGCCGCCCGGCACTCCTCCTCCACCCCCGCCTCCGCCGTACCCACCGAGCTGGTACGACTACCTCAGCGAGCAGCGGCCCGATCTCGCCAGGAACTGGGCAGAGGTCGTCGGCGTCGAACGCATTGCACGCAGCAGCGGCGAGGAGCTCGCCGAGCTGTCAAGCGTGCGGGACCTGGGCTGGAACCTGCGCAAGTCAGGAGGGCAGTGATGCGACCGGAATTCAGCGGAGAGATGCACTTCAGCGCCAATGGCGACGCCGCCGACCTGCTGGTGCGGCTGAGCAATTTCGTGGCCGAGATGCAGCGGCTGGGCATCGACCTGCGCACGACGGTGACGCTGGCCGCCACGGCGCCTGCAGAGGCCGCAGAGGCTGCGCAGGAGGCCGCCACGGCGCCTGTGGACCCTACGCCGGCGGCACGGCCCAAGCGCAAGCCGAGCGAGCCGCCGGACCCTGCGCAGTGGGATCTGACGCCCAGGGCGGGCAAGCGGCCGCCGCAATCGCGGGGCAAGCGGCCGCCGCAGCCGACGATCTCGCAGGAGATGGTGGATCAGACGATCCTCGCCTTAGCCGAGGGCGCGCAGTTTCCCGACCAGGAGCGGGAGATGCGCGAGGAGATCGTGCTCCAGTTCGGCGCAAGCCTCGTCGAAAAGCTGGGGCGGGCGCCCAAGCAGCAGGAGTTCGACGACGCCCGGCCCGAGTGGATGCCGTCGGCCAGCTCGATCACCATGACCTGGGAGCGGCCCTGGGCGGAGTTGCAGGCCGCATTCGTGTCGCTCGCCGAGAGATGACCTGTCTGGCCTGCGGCAACACGTTTGCCGAGGGGCGCCGCTGCGAGGCGTGCACCACGGACGACAACGGCCACCGGCTGAAGGTCACGCCGCCCGCCGTGCCCACCATCTCTTACCTGTATGCAGAGGAGTACGAGCTGGCATGAGTCTGCAGATGACACCCCGGCAGATGGACCTGTTCGCAGCCCGTGGCAAGGGGCTGGAGGAGCAGTTTTGGGATTTCCACATGCAGAATCCCGAGGTGTACGAGGAGCTGCGCTCTCTGGCGCTGCAGATGCGCCGGCGCGGCGTGGAGCACTACGGCATCGGCGGCCTCTTCGAGGTGCTGCGCTGGCATCGACGCATGCAGACGGTCGACCAGGCGAGCGATTTCAAGCTCAACAACAACTATCGCTCATTTTATGCCCGCCTGCTCATGGAGCGGGAGCCCGAGCTCGAGGGCTTTTTCGAACTGCGCACGCTGCGCTGGCAGAGCTACGAGATGAACTCATGAACCTCTCTGATGGCATGAACGCGCAGCGGCAGGAGCTCAAGGCGCTGGTGGATGGTGGGACGCATTTGCGCCTCACCATCCCCATGCGGGGCGCAGTGTGGCTGGCCAACAGCGCGCTGCCCGGCGAGGCCGGCCCCGTTTACGCCCTGCGCCTGGCGCCCTACCAGCAGCGCAGCCGGCAGCTGCTGAGCACGAAAGATTTCCTCGAGGCATGGCAGCGCCTCGAGGACGAGATTGAACGATTGATGGAGGGACTCTGATGGCCAAGGGCCGCATTTTGAGCACAAACGTTGCACGCGACCCCGAGCTGAACGCGCTCACGGCGGAGGCCATGCTGCTCTACCTCATGGCCGTGCCGCACCTGGATAGGGACGGGCTCATGGACGCGGATCCCACGCTGCTGTGGGCCACGGTGGCTCCGCGCCGCATGGACCTGCTGCCGATGGCCGAGGCCATCATCAATGAGTGGGTGCAGAGCGGCCTCGTGATTCGCTACGAGTGGAAGGACGGCCAGGTGCTGTTCTTCAAGGGCTTCCCGCGCCACAACGCAAACATGGCCTACAAGCGCGAATCGCCGAGCCGATTTCCGGCCCCGCCGGGATTCATTCGCACGAAGGTGGGGATAACTCCGGGGAAAACCGAGCTCGCGCTGAGCTGGGCGGAGAGCGTGAATCCCAAGAGCGAGTACTACGCCGAGCTCATGAAGTGCGCAGGGGTGTGCATGCAGGATGCAGGAAGCGCGCAGGAGGAGTACAACGACACCGGCGATGGCGTGCATGACGACTGCATGAGCAGTGCAGGAGTTGCTCATGCACGCATGAACGGGCGTGCAGGAAGGAGTCATGCTGAAGATCAAGATCAAGATCAAGATCAAGATCAAGATCAAGGGAACATTGGTGGTGATGCTGATCATCTCACCACCACTCGTTCTGGCGATGGGGGGAGTGCAGAGGGGGGGGAGCCGCTCAACGGCGTCGCAGCGCCGCAGCACTTGATGTACGCATTCACCGAGGACCAGCTGCGCATGGCCGCCTACGAGCTGGGCTCCTACCTGGGGCTCCACGTGGAGTGGACCGGCTACGAGCGGTGGCTGGCGAAACAGCCGGCGGCCACGCTCGTGGTGCTGCTGGAGTGGATCCACTTCTACTGCGACCTGCCCGAGGCGAGCCTGCAGCGCATTACGTCGCTGACGGCCATCATCCGCAGCAATCTCAACAATGGCACCAGGGCGCCGCTCAATGGCGCGCAGCGGCGCAGCCTGGCGGTGGCAGTGGAGCGTGCCGTCAACGTACCCCAGGAGGTTTGATGTGGCGACCATCAACAATCCGTTTGTGTCTGGCCGCAGCGATGCGGAGGCAGGCAAGAGCTGGAAGCAGGCGCCCTACCCGAAAAACTCGAGGGACTGGGTGCGCTACATGAGCGGCTATCAGGGCGGCCTGGATGCGAAGCGCAAGGCCGAGCGGCTGGCGGCCCGTGCGGCGGCTCAGCAGGTCGCGGAGGCTGTGGAGGGGGCGCAGTGACCGAACTGGACATGGAGCACGTTTACCCGCCTCGGAAGCACGCAGAGGCGGCCGCAGAGCCGCAGCCGATGCCACTGTGGACAACGGTGGAGCTGCTCAACGCCAACCATGCTGCGTTGCAGGAGCGCGTTGCCGTGCTGGAAGCGCAGCGGGACGCGATTCCGTGGGGCATGATTCGCGCACTGGCAAACAACGCGTACAACCGCAAAATCGGGCGCCCCACATACCTTGATTTTGACATGGTGCTGCCGCCCATCTACGCATGGCTGGACACGCACGCGCCGGAGGTGCAGCCGTGATGCCCCATACCGCCGACCTACTCCGCTTGCTGCGCGAGAACAATGAGACGACGTGGACGAGTGGATCGCCTGCGCTGTTGCACGAGTTGGTCAAAAGTCTGGTGGCGCAGACCGACGAACTGCGCCGACGCGGCGCCGACGAGAAGCAGATTGACCGCGTGCACGCGCTGACCATTGAGGCTCTCGTCGAGCTCATCGGCGTGTGCAATCAGTACCTCGCACAATATCACAGCCTGGGGCCGGGTGACGAGGTGCAGCCGTGATGCCGTGGGAGCCGCCCGACACCGCCGCCGTGCTCGCCGCTCTGGCGCTCATGCTCATTGCGGCAGCCGTCGTCTACGCCGCCCTCGTCGCGGCGGGCAGGGAGTGAGCGCGTGACAAAGTTCCTGTTGGGCTTTGGCCTCGCCGTGGTGCTCGTCGCGTGGATCGCAACGAGCGGCGAGACCGTGCGCTTTGCGCGCCAACCAGAGCAGGCAACCGCCTACCAGGTGCAGCTCGAGCAGCAGCGCCATGAGCAGCTGATGGAGCGCCGCGCCACGCGCCTCGCATCGGCCATCACGCTGCTCAGCTACGCAGGCATGGCGCTCTTCGGCGCAGGCATCCTGTGGCTGCTCGCACAGGCGAGCCTGCTCATGGGCGCCGCACTGGCCACACGCGCCGAGCGCAGAGCAGAGGCGCCGCCGCGCATCGTCGAGCGCATCGTGTACATCGAACGTGTGCCCGATGACGAGAGCATCACCGGCCAGTGGCGCGAGGTGAGCAGCGGCCTCGCCGTGCGGCCCCACCACATTGAGCGCAGCAGAGAGGATCGCCATGTTTGGCAGTAGCCGCCGCCGCATCCGCGAGCTGGAGCAGAAGATCGTCATGCTCAGCGCCTATATCCGCGAGCTCGAGGCCGCGCTTGGGCAGCGGCCCACACGGCGCGCCGTTTACGATCCATTCGTCGACGTTGTGCGCGACGACGTGCAACGCGATGACTACGTGCAGGACGCGCCGCCCGCGTACTCCTATCACAGCGGCAGCGCAAACGGATTCGACTGGGCCGCGACGGCGCAAGCAGGTGCGGGCGTTGACGTGGCCTACAACGCGGCGCCCGCCTCCGGCCTGAGCAGCGGCGCCCAGCCCAACACCTGGAGCGTGAGCGCATGAATCGCTACGATAGCAGCGCGCGCTTTGTGGCCCCGACCCTCGACGGCGACCCGGAGTTTGGCCGCTACGGCACCACGCCCGAGCCGACAGTAGGCGGGCGCATGGCCGTCGCCGTGGGCCACCTGCTCACGGCTCTGGCCGTCGTCGCATGCGCGGGCGCGGCCATGCTCACGATTTACGCGCTCTGGTATCTGTTCACCGGCACGAGCGTGGCCATCGTCGTCGCGCTCTTCCTGGGCTGTGCATTCCTGTGGGCGTTCGGCCTCGTCGCCGTGTGGCGCACCACGCTCGACGAGTGGGCCATCCGGCACGATCAGCGCATGTGGCACGCGCTGCAGCATCGCCTGCGCAACGCGCAGCAGGAGCTGGCCGCGGCGCAAGAGCGCGACGCGACGGCGCGCGACACCATTGCATCCCTGCGCGCGGAACTGGCCGAGGCACGCGGCGCCCTCTTCAAGGCCACATTCACCGGCACAACCGCCCGCCACATTCCGGCTGTGCCCCCCCCAGATGATCCTGTCCTTGCCGACGCCAAACGGCTGGCCACGCAGTACTACGAGCACGGCCAACGCATCAGCAGGCGACGCGCCACGTCGGTGCTGGGCTGGCCCGAGTCGCGCTATCAGCAGGCGTGGCACGTGCTCAAACTGGCCGGCGTCGTGGGCGACAAGGACTGGCACGATCTCACGCTCGATGAGGCGCTCGCGCTGCTCTCACCACCCCAGGAGATTCCATGAGCATCAGCGCCGCACAACTACTCCGCCGCGGCATGGGTTGGGGGCCGCTCGACAAGCCGCCCCAGCCCTGCACCGCCCACTGCGCAGTCACGGGGCTGGCCATCACTGCCGGCTACCCGGCACACGCAATCATCCCGTCGAGCACAGGCAACATGCTCGATATCCTGCCCGGCGGCGCGGCCGGCTGGCTCAGCGAGGATGCAGCCATCTGCTACGCCAACGATTTCCGCATGGGCGGGCGCCTCATCTTCGAAGATGGCACGATGCACTACCCGCTCATTGATGCCAAAGCCGCCGCCGAGCAGGAGCGCCCATGTTGGCGCACGCTCATTGCCCGGGAGCTGCCGGCGCGCGTCGGCCAGCGCCACCTCTGCTTGCTCAACACCGACTACAAGAAGCGCGTCTGGCCGCGTACGCCCGTCAGCGCCGTCGGCCCCACCATGCGCTGGCACATCAACGATGCGAGCCGTGGCGTACAAGCCGTGGTGCAGCTCAATCTGCAGCACCTGCTCTCCACACTTGCGTTGGTGGAAGAAGTCTACGAAGCCTACCCCAAGCCGCGCATCGAGCGCGGCCTGTGGGATGCAAAAATGCCCAGCGGCGTGACATGGCCGCAAATGCAGCAGTGGGAGCGCGCCTTGCGCTCCGCACGAACAACCCCGGAGTTTGCAGTCGCGATTATCGTCGCGCAGAAAGGGCAGCAGAATGTTTGATGTCGAGCTCCTGCTCACCGCCACCCAGCCAATCAGCCACAACGATGCCGGCGCAGGCGACACCGGCAACGTGCTCACCTTCAATCGCCGCAAGCAACTTCTTGAGCGCGAGGCAGGCGACGCGCTCAGCCAGGAGGAGATCACGCGCTTCTGCGCGGCCCACCCCGTTCCCGCCGAAGTGTGGGAAGTCTTGCAGCACATCTCGTTTGCCGAGTATGTTGCGGCGTCGATGGCCGCAGAGCTGATTGGCGTCTACGGCGGCGGCGACGGCTACGGCTTGCTCACCGGCGTGAGCCGCTACGAGATGCTCGAGCGCAAGCTCTCCAGCGCAGCCATTGTGAGCAGCACGCTGCCGCGCATGTGGAGCGCGCTCTGCAACAGCCTGCTGCTGCCCATTCACCCCGCCGCGCTCGACGAGCGGCTCATGCAGTACTGGGCGCTCTCCCCCTCGGTGCAGAGCGCGGTGATTGCCACGTGCGTGGAGCAAGCGCGCTCCGTCGTGAGTGTGGCGCGCTTCTGGAGCAGCCAGGCGAAGTTGCGCAGCGAGAGCTACGCCAAGCGCAGCGGCGCAGAGGTGGCCACCGGCGAACTTGTTGCGCCAACCTATCGCGCCGAGGAGCAGCCGGCCATCGGCACGCTGATCGCCGATGTGCCCACGATCAGCAGCAACGGCACTCGCCACCAGATCGTGCGCACACCGGCATGGGCGCACCTGACGCGCCT